GCTTGTTTCTTTGATTTACTTGGCACCGCATTTCCACCTTTTTAAAGATGCTGCTTTTCGTGTAGGTTTACCACTTTCATCCTTCATAGGACCCGGCATACCTGACATTCTGGCACAGAATGATTTCTTTCGTGGGCCGCCACTAGGTTGAGGAGCCTTTAAATTAGAGCCTGTAGCTGCATTATAAACTTTTCTGCCCTTAGCTGTTAACCCTGCGCCCTTAGACACAGGTAACTTTTCCCCTCTACCAACTGATAAGACTGGAGCTTTTTTAGTAGTCATTAGTGTTTAATCATATCAATAACCCAAGTAACAAATGTAGCTACAGATGCGCCGATACCACCGACTACTAGTAATAACTTCCATCCACCTTTAGCTTCAGATAAAGTCTTACTTATTTCTCTAATAGCGTCCTTTATTTCTTCCATGTCTTTAGTCATTTTGTCCATGTCCGTTTGAAGGTGTCTTATATCTGCGCTATGAGTAGCAAGCTCTCTTACTGTTTGCATAGCTGGGTCATCTTCTCTACGATGCTCCATGACTTAGCCATATACTACAGTTACACCCAAAGGTGCTACAGTTCCGGGGACATAAAACATACCACTATTAAATAATATACCTTGTCCGGGCATTAGTATACTGCTTAAGTTAGAGTTTGTGCCTGTGTCTAGAGTTAACAGAATTGGGCCTGTAGCAGAACCATCTCTAAATGTAACAGTACCTGCACCAACCCCACCAGCAATAACAACACTCTTCATACGATATCGACCTGATACCATCAACACACCACCTGATGCTACAGAAGCACTGGAGTGAGCCGATTTGACGTCTGTTTGCATAGCCATAATTAATCTCCTAAATGTGTAAAGTTAAGGGCGGGTTTATACATTCTCGTTTAAGGCTAAGGTCGATCAACTCTAGCCCCCTTAGATTAATTATTAAGCGTCAAACGTAGTTGAACGATCATCAGGTTGTGCATAAGTTAAAGTCACAACAACAGAACCAGCAGTAGGTTGGCCTACAGAAGTAATAGTAGTAACAATAGCAGAACAAGCTGATTCGCCAGTAATAGCACTAGATACGTCTAAAGTAGTTGATTGCATAGCAAGAAGCTGTGCAGCAGTGAACGTAGGAGTAATTCTACCAGCGGCGGCTTTAGTATTAACACCAGAAGCGTATTCAGTACCACCTGCAGTTTTACCTACAGACAGTGTAGCAGAAGTAGCTGAGTCAAATACAGTTAAGACATCAACAACAATATTAAGTAACTGACAACCAGAAGGTAAGTAGTTAGTAACAGTTGAAGTTAAAGTGGTGTTGAAAGGAACAGTTTGAATTTGTTTTAAAACAGTAGTGCCAGTGTTTTTGTATTGATTGTACTTGATAGTACCTGATTTGACTGGACCTGAAAATGTAGTACGTGACATATTAGTTTCCTTCATAGAAAGTATAAGCTTAGTAGTCTTCTATGCGTCTGCCGGGGCAGTCTACTAAGCCGGATATTCCCGGTATTAGGGTACTTATACTACGGATTTATTATTCGTGCAAGTTTATTTTTAAGCGTTTATCTTTTTTATAATCTTCTTTCATACAAGCTACGCAAGTACCTTTGGTCTTACGTGGAGAGACATGTCCACGATCACACGGTATTCCTGTAAAGTATAGCTTTACACCTAGTTCTTTAGCTTCTTGTCTTGTTCTTGGATATTCTAAATACTCTTCAGGTATTTCAGGTGCAACATTTGCTTCTTCACTCGCATAAGATAATACCCAACCGTCACATACCCCTTGACGTATGGGTTTGCCTGATTTACAAGCCCGTATGATGGTTGCCATAGATACACCCAACGTATCTCGCATAAAGGCTAAGCTTTTATATATCTCTTCGCTACGATCTCTTTTAATAGCTCTAATTGGTTTTTGTGCTAAGTCTGCACTAGCTGGGCGTTGACCGTAAAAAGGAGAGTCTGCGCCACGTTTAACAGCTGCGGCAATATTTAATCTACTTTGCTCGGAATGTTTCTTACCTTTCATTTTATTAGGTATGCCTAAACACTTAGCGGATATTTTGGCTTTTGTTTCTTCAGTTCTGGGTACTCTATGTAATATAGAGGCACTGCCTTTTGGCACCTTTTGTGCAGCCTCCTTTAATTTTATTTTTGTTTCATCGGTATGTGTTTTACCTCGCATAGGTGCACTTGCATCAGTGGCCCAATTATAACAATAAGGTTTACCTGCATGTTCATCTAGCCATACTTGTTCTGCTTTAAGTAAGTCTTCAGGGTTTTCGACATGTTCTATAACTTCAAATTTAAAACAATCTTCTCCGTACTTATTCCAAGCAGCTTGCATATGCGGGCTCTGGTGTTTACCTGTACGTAAGTTTCTTCTATGTGTTTGAAATCGTACACGGCTATCAACAGTACTGCCAACATAAAACTTTTCATTCGTTACGTTTCGTATTTTGTATATTACATTTTTCACAGTGAATCTCCGATATAGGGTATTAGATTCACAATATACAGTAATGTGACGATAACACAAGCTTTATTTTACACAATAAAAAAGGGCCTCCGAAGAAGCCCTTAATTTACTCTAAGTAGTTGATTCTATTGACTAAGCGCCTGTTGAACCGTACATAGAAAGGGGATCACTCCAGCCGAAGCTGTAACGCTCTCTAGAACGGTACCTTACATTGCCCGTATCAAAGTCCCCTGACATGTCATTAGTGATAGGAGCACGAACAAAATGCTTCATACCATTAGGCACATCAGTAGTTAAGAACCAAGCATTGCTGTCAGTCAAGAAATGGTTGATAGCATAGCCTTGTGGAATAGAACCGTTGTTTTTCAATGCGTTTAAGTCATTGTCAGCAGTTCCTACACGTTGTTCAGTTTCCAACAAGCGAGTTGCAACGAATTGCAATGCAGGTGGAACGATCAACTTTTTAGGTTTAGCAGCAATCAACAAGCCACGCTCATCAGTCCATGCAGCGATTTGGATAACAGCCGCTTCTAAAGAAGTTTCGTTTAAATCAGCAGGAGTAGACGGAATGTTGCTGTTAGTAGCGCCATTAACTAAAGGGTGAGCAGATGAGAACAACGCAACGCCGTCACCACCAACATAAGCTGCAGAGAAACCGTTGTTTAAAACAGCAGCACCTTTAACTTGTTTGGTGTAAGACATAGCACGAGCCAAACCTTTAGTATAACGAGCAGACAAAGAGTCATACAAGTTATCTTCAATAGCTTCTTCAGTTAAAGAAAAACCTAAAGCAATAGTTTCGTGGTTGTAGCGAGCAGTCCAAGCTTCTTGAGCGTTGTCATAACTAATGGCTGAGCCTTCGTTTTTGACAGGTGCTGCTGAGAAACCAGACAGTTTTGTTTCTTCTTCAAATGAACGTTCTGATGATTCAGTTTCATAAATTTCTTTATGTTCTTCACCGTAACGAGCATATTCTAAACCGAAAAGAGCGTTTAAGCCCGGAAGCAACTCTTTCAGTAATTGTGCGCGTGAAATAGCCATTATTAAACTCCTTAAGCAGCAGTTGCGTTGTAGTAACTTGAAACGCCAAAGTTAAGTTTTACTAATACTTCAGTGTATTGAGTAATAACGATAACAGCGGCAGCAGGGATTGTAACTTGTGATGCTAAGTTTAAGGCGATGGTAGTACCACCAACAGCAACAGCAGTTGTTACAAATGAGCCTGTTTCTACAATTTGACCATTAGCTGCAACAAATGCAACGTCAGAGCCAGCAAGAATTGCTACAGGACTAGCAGGGATAGTGATGTTAGTAGTAGTAGTTGAAGTACTAGGAACACTAACTGATACAGCTGTTTCAGGAACTACGTCTAATACACGTAATGGAAGAGCAGCAGTAGTAGCAGGAGCGCCAGCAGCAACAACAGCCAATACAGCATTAGTAGAGTTACCAGAAGCAATGTTACCAGCAGCAGTGTCAATCATAGCCATATTCTGACCAATCATAGCTTTGCTAGTAGCACCAACAACAGTAGTACCTGAACAAACAACAGCTTTAAATACAGCATCAGGATCGTCACTAACGATAGCAACAGCATCGCCAGCAAGAGTTCCAGTAGGCCAGTACTGTGAAAACAACTTTTGTTTAGTGGTTGGGTTAGTATAAGAACAACCTAAGAATACACCAACAACTGCACCAGTAGTGTTAACAACTGCACGTACAATAGAACCTCTAGCTAAAGTAACAGCGTCACCATAGAAGATGTTAGCCGCATATCCGTATTGGATAGGGTATTCACGAGTAGAGCCAGCGAAAACCTGACCTCCAATCAAACTTACGGGTTTCAGACCGTATGGGGCACTTACAACAGGGTAAGCCATATTAAACCTCCAAAATTAAAATTAACTATTGTCTACCAAATGATGTTGTAGATTTTCGCTCATTAAAGAGTGGCATTCTAGGATCACTTTGGCGCATTAAATTATTATCTACTGCTTCTGTTTGAGCCTGAGTTTGTTTATTGAAGTGGTCATTACGTTGTTCAATAAACTCTGTAGGGGTCTTACATAACAATAAACCACCAATCTCTATGTTGTCTCTAAAACGACTAGTAGGGTCGATTAACAGTTGCATTTGCGGTTGTTCCGACACATTAACAGGTTCCCAACCTTCTCTCAGTTTTGCTGAGAGGTTACGTGGGTCAGCTGCATTTAATGTTGACGTTCTAATCCATCTGTACGCATAGCCCGGTTGTTTATCCGGTTCTGGTAGAAGTTCAGCTGGGGCCCACTGCTTAGGACGGGCTGAAGTATCACGCGTTGTTACATCTCTTTGTATTCTGTTATCAGCCATCTTAGGCCTCCAATTTGGTTAGTTCACGGGCGTATTGTTCATTAGTTAGTCCAAATTTCTTGGCTAATGCAACTTGAGTCTTGCTAAGCGACACCTTTTTAGGGGCTGTGCTTCTTTTTGCAGACGCTACTACCGTGCTAAGTTTTGATGTACGTTGGGCTTTAGGCTCATCGTTTGGATCGCTAAATTCTTCTGGGAATCTGCGTTGTACTTCTTGGTCGATACGTTTGTAATATTCATCGCTTCCAATGAACTTGTCCCCGTAAGTGTCTACAAGGTCTTCGTGTATGCCTACAGCGAATCTACTCATGACTTTCTTAGTTGGATCAACATACCACGGATTTTCGGCTACCCATTCCGCTGCCTTCGGGTCTTGCTGTACAGCGCGTTGCTGTTTTTGTAGTAATTGTGCACCTGTATCGGCGTTTTGTGCAGTAGGCCTGAAGTTTTGAGCTTTGTCAAGCTTATTTGTCGCTTTCATCAATTCTTCTTGTGCTTCGATGATTGCATCGGTATTTCCGTAGTCATAAGCTTCCTTATAATTACGT